GAAGAGTTAGCTCTTTCGTTTGGAATACAAAATGGTGCTGCTGCTGCAAAAACTTTGACTGTCGATTACATTGGCGCAAGCAAAGAACGTACAGCAAATACTGAACTGTAAGGAGTAAAACATGGCTGATACAGTAACCAGTCAAACCATACAAGATGGAGAAAAACTCGCAATCTTGAAATTTACCAATGAAAGCGATGGTACAGGTGAATCTTCTGTTAAAAAGGTTGACGTATCAGCGTTAGCTAGTAACAGTGCGGGCGCTGCTTGTACTTCGGTTTCTATTTCAAGAATATATTGGGCATGTCGTGGAATGGGCGTAGATTTAGAATTTGACGCTTCCACAAATGTTTTGGCGATACCTTTACCAGCTGATAGCACAGGTGATGAATATTATGATTTATTCACAGGTATTCCTAACAATGCGGGATCTGGTGTAACCGGGGATATTGACTTTACAACAGTAGGTCATAGCGACGGGGACGCTTACTCCATAATTTTGGTTTTGACTAAAAACTACTAAATGGCGACTACCAAAGACGTCAAAAGAACTCCCAGCGGTAGGCTTACCTATCGCGGGGAGACTTTTTCTGGTTATAACCAACAGAAAAGGACGCCAGGTAAGAATAAAAAGTTTGCAGTATTAGCTAAAAAAGGCGATCAAGTAAAAATAGTACGCTATGGTGATCCAAATTTAAGCATAAAAAAAGATCAACCAAAACGTAGAAAAAGTTTTAGAGCAAGACACAACTGCGATGCAGTACAAAAGAAAAAAGATGTATTTGCCGCCTCGTATTGGTCTTGTAAAAATTGGTAAATAATTATGTCACAAAAGAAAATAAACAAAGTAGTTAAGGGTTTGAAAAAAGCTAGTAAGTTACATGCTGGCCAGGCCAAAACACTAGAATCAATTAAGATGAAAAAAGGTGGTGGTGCTAAATCTAAAACACCATCTAATGTAGCTAACCCCAGTTTGTATGCAAAAGCCAAAGCAAAAGCAAAGGCTAAGTTTGACGTATATCCGTCAGCTTACGCTAACGCTTACATGGTACAAGAATACAAAAGAATGGGCGGTAAATACAAAGGCGCAAAAAAAGCAGAAGGTGGTGAAATGAAAGGTTTAAAACCGATACCAGCTGCAAATAAAGGCCTACCTAAACTGCCTAAAAAGGTAAGAAATAAAATGGGATTCATGCAAGCTGGCGGACCTGTAATGATGGTCCAGGGCAGAGGTTGTGGAGCTATGATGCAAAGCAAACGCAAAAAAACTAGAGTGCCGAGAGCCTAATGAAAAAAAAAGATCCAAAGGTAGGGACAGGTAAAAAGCCAAAAGGATCTGGAAGAAGGCTTTACACTGACGAGAACCCAAAAGATACAGTTAGCATAAAATTCAAGACTATGGCTGATGCCACGGCTACAGTAAATAAGGTAAAAAGGATAAAGAAACCTTTTGCTAGGAAAATACAAATCCTAACTGTAGGCGAGCAAAGAGCTAAAGTTATGGGTAAAAAAGGTGTGGCAGATATATTTAAAAAAGGTAAAGAACAAATAAGAAAAGCCAGAAAAAAATGAGCTTAACTAAGTGGTTTAAAGAAGACTGGGTAGACATTGGAGCACCAAAGAAAGGTGGTGGCTTTGCTAAATGTGGTAGATCCAAACTGAAAGCTGACAAAAAAAGAAAATACCCTAAATGCGTCCCAGCTGCTAAAGCTAGACGTATGAGCAAATCAGAAATAAAATCAGCTGTAACAAGAAAAAGAGCCAAGCCTCAAGGTGTAGGCGGTAAGCCGACTAATGTAAAGACATTTGCAGCTAGGGGTGGTAGGATTACAACAAAACCTAATATGGGTTTATACGGAAGGAGATAATTATGAAAGGAACTAAATACAGAGCCGGAGGCGGTGGTATGAAGGGAACCAAAATGCGTGCCGGAGGCGGTGGTATGAAAGGCACTAAGTACATGTCTATGGGTGGTGCTGCTAGGGCAGAAATGAAAGCCAATCCAGGGATGAGTAACATGCCTAGATCTGTGATGTCTGCTTTAATGGGACAAGGGACTAGAAAAGCTGGTTCCACGGCTATGTTAAAAGGAACCAAAGGTATGGCTAAGGGCGGAGCTATGAAGGGCACTAAAGGCATGGCAAGAGGTGGAGCTATGAAAGGCACCAAAGGTATGGCCAAAGGTGGCGGTATGAAAGGTACAAAGTACAAAGCGAAAGGCGGAGGCTTGTACGGAAAATAACTAATTACATAGGAGTTAAATTAAGTGGCGTATTTAATTTCAAACATTCCCCAGTTTAAATGCTGGGTTCGTAGAGAGTTTACAGCTAACCATCAAGAATACCATGGAGAGTATCTTCATGCGTTGGCGTTTGCTGTAAACACAATTCCAGATAGATCTGTTTCATTTCAGGTGGTATTTACTGGGTGTGAAACTGACTTTGAAGACTATCCAGATGAAAACGTGCATGGCGGAGCTATGTGGGCAAGGATGCCTATACAAGCTCTCGTAGCAGACATACCACTAGATAGGTGGCCTACACCCATGGAGGATCATTTAGCTCAACCTTGGGACTGTCTGAGTCACGATCATTCAGTAGTGGTTCTAGACCGAGTTAGCAGTTCTCCTTGGATATGCAAAATAGGCGGAGAGTTCTATACTGGCAAATATATGTTTACTGTAGATTACACAGAAAATAGTATTGCTGATGATCCGGCTCAACATAAGCAATCACATGTGTTATATTTAACTGACGCTGGAGAGTACACTGGCAATTTTGTAGCTTTACCTAACAATAGAGTAAGAGCAACAAACCCAGCTTTATGGCGAGTAGGTGAAGGTGCCCCGGACTTTTCTCCAAGCCAATGGGTGCACTCAGCAGAAGGACATGAAAGTTATATGGATCCAAATATAACCTTCAATAACTTGTATAGTGATGGAGTAGAAGAAGATTAATGGCAACATCAGGCAGTAAAGATTTTGAATTAGACGTAGCCGACTATGTAGAAGAGGCTTTTGAGCGTTGCGGATTAGAGTTGAGAACTGGTTACGATTTAAAGTCAGCCAACAGAAGTCTCAACCTAATGTTAGCTGAGTGGGCAAACAGAGGTCTAAATCAATGGACTATCACTGAAAAGACAGTAACCATGGTTAAAGATACCAAGACCTACAATGTCGATAGTACAAATGCTACGGCACCAATAGACGTTTTGGATGTATTTATCAGAGAAACAGTAAACTCTGAAACCACAGATATACCCATGTCAAGATTGAGTAGAGCGGAGTATGCACACATAACTACCAAGTCAACGACAGGAAAACCAAATCAATTTTTTATAAACAAACAACTTACACCGACAATATCAGTTTGGCCAGCGCCAGATAAAAATAGCACCTATACAGTACACATGAATGTACTTACGAGGATGGACGATGCAGATGCGGGCGCAAATACACTAGATCTGCCGTTCCGATTTTACCCTTGTTTGGCAGCTGGCCTCGCTTATTACATATCAATAAAGAGAGCTCCAGAGAGAACTAGCATGCTTAAAGCTATGTACGAGGATGAGTTCCAAAGAGCATTATCACAAGATGAGGATAGAGCATCATTTAGGGTAGCACCGAGTTTAAGGAGTTATAACAACGCATAATGGCTTTTGCATCTGGTAAATATTCCTACGGGATCTGCGACATAACAGGCTTTAGATATAAGCTGAAAGACATGCGTAAGACTTGGGATGGTTTATTGGTTGGTCCAGATCAATGGGACGCTAAACATCCACAGCTTATGCCAAAACCAGCTCCCCAGGATCCTCAAGCAGTAAAAGATGCAAGACCAGATACAGACGACGATAACTCTGCTTTTTTGGTTTATACTAACGTAGGTGACGGAAAGCTGGGAGCTGTGCTTACCACTTTTTCTGTTACTACTGGTTTAGGCGAGGTTACAGTTACAACATGAGTTTTACATTAGCAACATTAAAAACAGCCATACAGGATTATCTTGAGGTATCTGAGACGACCTTCACTAATCAAATAAATACGTTTATAAAAGAATCAGAGGACAGAATATTCTCTTTTGTTCAGCTCCCGGATCAAAGAAAAAACGTCCAGGGCAACCTAACTTCTGGTAATAGATTCTTAGCAACACCAACAGATTTTTATGCACCCATGAGTTTGGCTATTATTAGTTCAAGCACATACGATTATTTAGATTACAAACATCCCTCGTTCATAAAAGAATTTTCACCTGGCACAACTCAGGGAACACCTAAATATTACTCTTTATTTGATGAAACCTCTTTTGAGATCTCACCGATACCAGATTCAAACTATACAGTTGAATTACATTATTTAAACAAACCAGGCTCTTTAACAAGTGGTAGTGACAGTGGTACGACAACCTTATCAACAGATTATCCAGATGCGTTGTTGTACGGAGCTTTAGTGGAAGGA